CCGTTGAGCGTTTGATTGGTCACTGCGCCTTGGCCCACCTGATCCCATTCTGTGCCGTCGTAGACCTCTACTCGGCTGGTGGTGGTGTTGAATCTCACTGTGCCTGTGACTTCGGGGCTGGGTCGCTGTGCAGTGTTGCCCGTGGGTATGACCAGGCCCGTGGTAGTGTCTATGGTGACCAGGCCCGTGCCCGTGGGTTGTATGGTAATAGTGGCATTGGCTATGTTGGCCGAGATGGTGGTGTTGCTTATGGTCAGATTGCCCAGCACAGCACCCGATGAGTTGCCCACAGCCTGATCCACATAAAATTTAGTCGTGGCATCTGCGTTGGCCACAGGTGCAGCCAGATTGTTGATGTTGACATTGCCAGCACTGATATTACCAATGTTGCTGATGATCACATTGCCAACCTTGACATTGCCCACTACCTCCAGTCTGCCCGTGGGGCTGACTGTGCCAATACCCACGTTGGCATTGGCTATGCTGATGTCAATGCCATCGCGCTCGAGAATGCTGGAAAGTATCTGCCCTTTGACTAGATTGACTGCCATTAATGGTCCTTGTCAGCTATTTATGGGTCAACTGCTGGTATGAATCACGTTGATGGGCACTGTGTTGGGCGGTGCGCTGGTAAAGGTCAGGGTCACAGAGCCATTGACTGTGTAGGCTGTGGTGGGTTCTTGATAGATGGATCCCACAAACACCATGATCTGCGTGGCAGAGCTTTCGGCCACGGTCATGGTAAAGTCTGTTTGTACTCCGTTGCCGGTGAAATTGTCCACGGTGTAGTCCACGTCGCCCGAACTCAAGGCTACAAATTCAGTGCCGTTGAAAAATTCCACAAAGCCCGAGGAATCAGTATTGTATCTGATCAGGCCAAATGCGGGTGTTTCTGGTCGCTGGGCCGAAGAGCCGGTGGGCAGGACCACACCCGAACTGCCACTCTGCAAGCGACGGTTTTTGACGTAGTAGCCCATTAGATCGTGGTGTAGCTGGTGACCGCGGTCACTGTGTTGGCATTGGCGGAAATCTGCACGCTGTCGCCGTTGCCCAGCAACAGTTTTTCTCCGGCCGCATACAGCTGATAGGTGTCCTGCGAACTCAGCGGCAGGGTGGCCAGCACTATGTTGGTGTTGCCGATGGTGTCACCGCTGGGCACCACATGCACATTGGCTGTGACATTGCCAGTGCCAAAGTTGCATATGCTCAAAAAGGTTATGGCTGTGTTGCCCGAACTGGCGTAAACCACATTTCCGGCTGATGTCACGTTGGCTACTTGAATTGTCATTGTTGTTCCTTAAAATATTATGCTGAATACTATGGCCTTGCTCTTGCTGACCAGTTCGTCTGCGGCTGCTGCGCTGGTAAAATACACACCAGTGCCGCCGGCACTGACTGCATTGCTGAAGATGACCACGGCATTTGCCACATTGGCCGGCGTGGCCACATTGGCCAGGGCCTGATGTCCGCTGAGAGTCAGGCGATTGGTGGTCTTGTCAAAGGTCAGATTGGCCGTGGCACCAAACGCACCAGCATCATTGAACTGTATTTGAGTGTTGGCTCCGGCCACTGTGCCTGCACCCCCACCGGCTATGTTGGCATAGGCGGCAATGGGTGCTCCGTTGGCAGCCACGCTGGTGCTGATCTGCCAGGCATTGGCCGTGGCATCATATCTGAGTCCGGCAAAGCTGGTGTTGGCCACTCGAGTGGCCACCAGGCCCATGCTGGTCACTGTGCCGGTGTTGTTGGCAGCCACAACTATAAATGCATCATTGACAGCTAATTCGCTGACATAGGTCACATTGCCAGTGATGTCCAGGTTGCCATCAATGTAGATTGTGCCCACTCCGCTGTCCACGGAAATGTACCAATCGCTGCTGATATTCTTATAGAGTGCCATTCACAGATCCTTTGCCTTATTTATGCGGGGCAAGAACATGTCTAAATCCAAGTGTGTTAGATTGGGCAGGTTGTCAAATTCCGTGATGTGTGCCGTGGTTGGGCCTTGCACTCGCACAAAACGAGTCTGTCCATGTTCGGTGATAATCTTGACCAGTTGCCGGATCCAGTTGCCAGTAAAAGTGGGCCCGGCTGTGCTGGGTTTGTAAAATTCTGTGCCTGCATAAAGGTTATTGATGGTTTTTTGCACCGTGGGTCCCAGATCAAATCCCAGTAGATATATCTGCCTGCATCCATCCACAGCAGCCAAGCCCACGGCCACGGGCCCGGAACTGAAGCCATAGTAGGGACGCGGTATTTCTCTGGCGCCTAGGCCGGGCAAGGGCTTGCGGGTGTGGAACCGATGTTGCTGGCTGTAGCCCGACTGCTGTATGTGCTCGGCTATGGGTCTGTCGGTTGCCACCAACACATCGGGCACATGTTCACGGTACAGAGCATTGCAACCATACACACGGCCATGCAGAGCCAGCACTGCCGGACTGATGTCTCGGCGGCTGATGCCGTTGCCCAATACGAATGCCGTGGTCATAAAAAAATCCTCTCAGTATGTAGCTGAGAGGATTGACACACTGGCAAAATTACGACGTTACATTGTCCACTATGGCCAGGGTGATCGTGGTCTGGGCTGTGCCAGATTTGATCACTGTGCCTTCATCTGTAAAGAAGTTGGCCACTATGCGCACATCGTTGATGACTTCATCGGCTGCATAGGTGCTGCCGCCGGTCCAGTCCAGCAAGAACTTGTTGGTGAGCTTGCTGAGTGGTGTGGCAGTGCTGTCAGTCTGTGTGAAGGTTATGGCCATGAGTCCAGCTGCGGGTGTGACATCATTGTCTAACACACAAACACCCACAGAGTTAGCAACTCCGTTGCCGTCGCCCACCGTGGTGGCAGTGAATACCAGGCCAACCGCATAGTTTGCACCTGCGCCGGCGGATTCCCAGTCAGTGGTGCCCAGGGTCACAATCTGATAGGCCTGACCCACCACAAATGCGCCGCCAGTGACACCGGTCACATCGCCCACCAAGTACTTGTGTGCGCCTTTTTGACGTATGATATAGCCCTGTGCCACACCAATGCCCGAACCGTCCGGTGCGGCTATGTTGACCGTGACATCAATCCTGGGATTTGTAAGCGAGGGTGGGGGTGCAGCATTGGTGACACCGGTCGCACCACCGACCACGCCCAGATACTGGTTGTTGTTGAGAGTCTGTGTGGGTGAATTAAACACCGGATTGGTTAAACTACCAAAGTTTGGAAATGCCAGATCCACATCTACTGCGGCGCCTGAATTACCGGAACCGGTAGAAAGTTTTTGAATTTTGAGAGGACGTCCCATTTTTGTTTTCTCCTTAAAGAAGCCCAATGTGAGTTCTAGTCACTACGCGGTGTGGTTAAAGCACCGCATAAAACGCAGGATTGCGTTGACAAGTATTTATGTCCTTGTTCAAAATATAACCCGCACACCAACAGTTCTTAAATATTGCCATGCACACAGAACAACTCATCGACGCCGGCAACCAGGCCCGCGAAGCCAATGATCCAGAAACTGCACTGCGTTGCTATGCACAGGCCTTTACACAGGATCGGCGCTCGGCGTCGGCGTTCAACAACTACGGCAATGTGTTGCGAGAACTGGGAGACCCTGCCGGTGCTGTTCCATTCTTACAGCGCAGCATGCAGCTGGCACCACAGCATGCCACTGCCGCATTCAACCTGGCCGTGGCTTACCTGCTGATGGGCGACTATGTGCAGGGCTGGCCGCAGTATGAAACCCGCTGGAACTACGAGCACTTGGCCGGCGCCTTGCCTAAGTTTGCCCAACCGCGATGGACCGGGCAGGACATCCGAGACAAAACAGTTCTGATTGTTGGCGAACAGGGTCACGGTGACAACATACAGTTTTCAAGATTTGTAGGCGATGTCCGGGCTCGTGGCGCTAGAACTGTGTTGGCCGTGGATGCCAGCCTCAAGCCCTTGTTTGATGACTCGGGCCTGGGTCCTTGTGTGACTCCTACCGATCTCTTGCCCGAGTTTGATGTCTGGACACCTATAATGAGCATACCCGGTGTGCTGGGCAACACCCTGGAGAACCTGGCCCAGGTACAACATTATCTCTGTGCCGATGCCGGGCTACAAAATGCCTGGCAACAACGCCTGGGGCCAAAAACACGCCTGCGTGTGGGCTTTTGTTGGAGTGGCCGCAGAGATACCTGGATCAATCGTCACAAGGGCATGCCGTTTGCGGACATGTTGGCGCTGATTGAACGCAATCCCGGCTATGAGTGGATCAACCTGCAGTGTGACGCCACGACCCAAGAAGAAGCGGCCTTGGTCATGGCCGGAGTCAGGGCCTGGCCCGGTGCCATTGGCAACTTTAGAGATTCGGCCGCCTTGATCATGCACTGCGACGTGGTCTTGGCAGTGGATACCGCAGTGGCACACTTGGCAGGTGCCCTGGGTCGTCCCATCTGGGTCATGCTGAGCCAGTATGCCTTGGACTGGCGCTGGTTATTGGATCGTGATTCAAGCCCGTGGTACACGAGTGCAAGATTGTTCCGTCAACCCGCCCAGGGTGACTGGGCAAGTGTAACGCACCGAATACACCGGTTCTTGAGCTGGTTCAAGGTCTAGCCAACAAAAAACCACCTTTCGGTGGTTTTATGCTTCTTCCCATCCCTGAGAAAAA